AAGGTGCTGGCACTTTTGGCGAACGGATGCGCCTCGACTCCAGCGGTAGCTTGGGTATTGGGACGAGTTCGCCAAACATTGGCGGGGTTAATAAGGCTCTAACACTTAGTTCAGCAGCAAGCACCAACTGTGCGTATGAGTTGGCTGTTAATGGCGTACTACAAGCCAGCATATATACAAACATTGGCACTAGCGCATTAAATTTAGGAACTTTTGTTAATGGGCCAATGGCGTTTTATACCAACAGCACAGAACGGATGTGTATCGACTCCACCGGTAACTTGCTGGTGGGGGCTACCACAACAAGTGCATATTTTGATTCAAAGGCTAATTTTTATTCGCCAGCTACATACGCTGCTTTTGGGGGGAGGCAAGCTGGCGCAGCGAGTGCAGTGGTTGGACTTTTCTGGCATGAAGCAGTATCTGGTGATAATAGTTTTGCCTTGTTTTTAACCGAAACAAGCCCTACGGTTCGAGGCTCAATTTCATACAACCGTGCTGGTGGCCTTGTTGCCTACAACACTACCTCAGACTACCGCGCCAAAAATATTAGCGGTCCAGTAACTGACAGCGGTGCGTTGATTGACTCAACGCCTGTTTACATGGGCAAGATGAAAGACGCTACACAAGAGCGTCCAATGTTCATCGCCCACGAAGTCCCTGCCTATGCTCACACTGGGGAAAAAGACGCAGTAGACAAAGACGGCAAACCCATATATCAGCAAATGGATGCCTCTGCCCTTATCCCTGTGATGTGGGCTGAACTCCAATCCCTCCGCGCCCGTGTAGCACAACTTGAAAGCAAAGCATGATCACTTGGACAATCACCGCAATGAACTGCTCAACCACTGAGCAGAACCCCGACACCGTAATCGTTTGCCACTGGACCTGCTCTGGCACTGACGGCACCTACTCCAGCAGCATCTACTCCACTTGCTCTGTGCCTACACCTACCGGCACCTTCACGCCCTACGCCGATCTGACGCAAGAGCAAGTGCTGGGCTGGATTTGGGACAACGGCGTGGACAAAGACGCTACCGAGGCCGCTGTGCAGCAACAGATCGACTACCAGATCAACCCACCCGTGGTGACCCCGCCACTGCCTTGGGCCGCATAACGGGACGCTGCCACCCGCTTCTGGCAGCACATTGAAAGGACACGAAATGGAAAACAAAAAGCCCCAGATCGTCACGATAGACGGTGTTGAGCATGACGCCAATACCTTTACTGAGCAGCAAATTTTGCTGTTGAACCACACCATTGATCTTGATCGTAAGATCGGCTCGACCCAGTTTCAGCTTCAGCAACTCCAAGTCGGCAAAGATTCGTTCTTCAAGCTGCTCAAAGAGGCGCTGGAAACCCCTGAAAAACCCGGCCTTAACGACTGATGAAACCCGCCTCGTTCCCCGTCCTGCTTTTCCTGAAAGCCAGCAACTCGCTTGCAATCACGATGCCGTGGAAGACCGTCTACTGCCGACCCGGACAGGAAAACAACTACGCACTCGCCGCCCACGAAGCGGTGCATGTGTCACAGATTGAGCGGGACGGGGCTATCAAATGGACGGTGAAGATTTTCTACTACCTGATCAGGTACGGTTATTTAAAAAGTCCGTATGAGGTCGAGGCCCGGTTGAAAGCCGGTTACTGATGCCGAATGCAGCATAATTGATGAGGGCAAACCGCTGGCCCAAACAGCGGCAATTACACGGAGAGTTTGAAATGGAAAAAATTGCTTTGTCAACGCAACTGGTGAACGCAATCCTGCAATATTTGGGCAATCAACCCTTTGTTCAGGTGCAGCAACTGATCAACGGCATCCAGACGGAAGCTCAGGCTCAAGTCGCTCCTGCCGACGTGACGGCCGTAGAGTAAAACGGAAATTGCCTCATGGAACAAATTCAGGAACTTGCCACTGAAACCGACAAGCGTTTAAGTGTTCACGAGGCAATTTGCGCTCAACGATACGAGGTTATTCAGACCCGCTTTGATGAAGGCTCCAAGCGCATGAGCAGGATTGAATACCTGCTTTACGCACTCATCGCGGCCGTGCTGCTTGGCCCCGGCGTAGCAGCCGAGTTTGTCAAGAAGTTGATTGGAATATGACATGATCCCAATTGTTGCCTCGCTACTCGGGACCCTAGCCTCCAGCGGCTTGGGTCTTTTGTCTTCTGCGATCCAAGCGAAGGGCAAGGAGGTTGTTGAGAACGCTCTTGGCGTCAAGATTTCCGACAACCCCAACCCTGAAGAGGTCAGCAAGCTGCGCCAGCTTCAGTTCGACCATGAGGAGCGCCTGCTTGAGCTGGGGATTGAAAAGGCCCGCCTTGAGCAGGAGGAGCTAAAAACCCTGCTTGCGGCTGCCGCTAACGAAGACGACAACGTCAGCAAGCGCTGGGGGGCTGATATGGCCTCCGACTCGTGGTTGTCCAAGAACGTGCGTCCCGGGACCCTTGTGTACCTCTTGACGGCCTATGTGATCTTTGCCCTGCTTGATGGTGCCGGGTACAAAATCAGCGAGTCCTACGTCAACCTGCTTGGTCAGTGGGGCATGCTAGTCATGACGGCTTATTTTGGTGGCCGCACGGTTGAGAAAATTGTGGAAATGCGCAAAGGAGGCAAGGGATGAGTCTCAGCGACGATCAGGCCGCTTTCCTACTGGATGCCTGCAAACTGATCCAGCACGCCACAGAGGCCGGTTTTAAGGTCACTGGTGGCGAACTAGCCCGTACCCCCGAGCAGCAGGCCATCTACGTCAAGACCGGTCGCTCCAAGACGCTTAACTCGATTCACCTCAAGCGCTGCGCCATCGACTTGAACTTCTTCAAGGATGGGCAGATAATCTGGGACAAGGGAATTCTTGCGCCCCTCGGTGCATATTGGGAGTCCCTGCACCCCAAAAATCGTTGGGGCGGGTCATTTAAAACGCTGGTCGATTGCCCGCACTTTGAGCGCAACGTCGGATAACGGAGAACAAAATGACTGTCGCAGCCGTAATGACGTACACCAGTTTGGTCAACGACATTGAGACCTATCTGGAGCGTACTGACGACCAAACACTGGACAAGATCCCGCAGTTCATTATGCTCGCGGAACAGATCATTGCGGCTGAGATCAAGTTTCTTGGCAACCTGACTGTCGTTACAAGCAGCATGGTGGCGTCCGATAACGTAATTGCCAAGCCAGCCCGCTGGCGCAAGACGGTGTCAATGAACGTGACCGTGGCAAACAAGCGCCAGCCGGTGCTGCTGCGGACCTACGAGTACATCCGCGAGTATTGGCCAAACCCAACCTCAACGGACGCGCCGTTATTCTTTTGCGACTACGACTACACGCACTGGCTGGTGGGTCCTACTCCAACATTGGCCTATCCCTACGAGGTCCTGTACTACGAGCGAGTGCAGCCCTTGGACACCTCGAACCAATCAAACTGGTTCACCCAGTACGCGCCTCAAGCGCTGCTGTACGGCACTTTGCTGCAGGCCATGCCGTTCCTCAAGAACGACGAGCGCATGCCTATGTGGCAAAGCAATTACGACAGGATCATTGAAGTCCTGAAGACGGAGAACGTCACTCGTGGCGCTGATCGTCAGGCGATTGCGAGGGATTCATGAGCTTTACCAGTCCATTCACGGGTCAGGTTATCCAGCCGACCGACGTTTCATACCGATCAATCACGCTGTCCGCAGACAGTACGCTGTCGTGGCCAATCAACGGCAGCGACACAGACAACGCAGCCGCCCGGGTTATGGACGTCACGTCGCTCTCAAGCGGCTTGGTGCTTGCGGGCGTCACCGTTGCAGGCACAGCCGGGCAGTGCTCTTGCACGGCCACCCCAAGCCTGTTTGTTGGCCAAGCCGTTGTTGTCACCGGGGTTTTGACTGGCACGTCAACAGGCATTGTCAGCGGCAACACCTACTACATCATTCTCACCAATGGCACGACCACCTTCACGCTGTCGGCTACTTCGGGCGGCACGGCGGTGTCCACCACGGCTGGCACGACCACTGGCCTGACGTTCACGCTGGACTCGTTCACTTTGGACATGCCGCCTGCCAATCAGGCGTCTGTGGGTATTGACGCGCTGTTTCGCAACGTCGGGTCCTACACCTTCACGGTTCGGACCTACGTTGGCGGCACTATTGTTACGATCGCCCCCGGCGAGGCCAAGTACATCTACCTGACCACCAACGCCACCACGGCGGGCACATGGGGCCTCATAGCCTTTGGTGTAGGAACATCCAACGTTGACGCGGCTACCCTTGCTGGATTCGGCCTCAAGGCCATCTCCAACACCCTGAACGCTGCCAATGAGGTCAACACCTTTGCGTCAAACTACACCGCGCTTGATACGGACCGCGCCTCAACCTACGTTTGGACCGGCGGCTCCGGCACCCTCGCGCTGACGGCGGTCGCAACACTGGGCAACGACTGGTACATGATGGTCCGCAACGGCGGCACTGGTACTTTGACCATTGCCCCTGTCAGCGGTTTGATCAACGCCGCATCAACAATCGCCTTGCAGCCTGCTGACTCTTGTGTGATTTGCTGCTCCGGATCTGCCTTCTTTACCGTTGGCTTGGGCCGTAGCACTCAGTTCAACTTCACCCAGCTCACCAAGGCTGTGGTGTCTGGCAGCTACACCCTGACCGCTTCAGAAGCGGCCAACACAATCCAGAAGTACACCGGGACCCTGACGGGCAACGTGACTGTGGTCCTGCCGCAGACGGTGCAGGTGTACTACATCACCAACCAGACCAACGGCGGCGGTCCCGGCTACCAGATCACCTTTACCACGAGCGGCGGCGGGGGTACGGCGACCGTCCCCGCCAGTCAGCAGGTGATCCTGCTGTGTGACTCGGTCAACTTGCTGAATGCCTCAAC